AGAATCCCGTCGTCACTGCTAAGCTCCAGCTTAACGGTCAAGACCGCTTCTCTGAGCGTGAAGGAAGTTATTTCTCCCTCGTCCAGCCCTTTCAGCACCACACCCGTGCCCCTGATGAGGGTATCAATGTCTACTCGTTCGCCCTCCGCCCCGAAGAGCACCAGCCCTCTGGCTCCTGCAATTTCTCGCGCATTGACAACGCCACTCTCCAGCTGGTCTTGTCCAATGCGACCGTTTCGGGCACCAACACGGCTAAGGTGCGCGTCTATGCTACCAACTACAATGTGTTGCGTGTGATGAGCGGTATGGGTGGTCTTGCTTACTCCAACTAAACATAAAATTTCATACTATAAAAATAATTCATACTATAAAAACAATTCATACTATAAAAACAATTCATACTATAAAATTTATAATATGAATAGTGTAATAATTAATTACAATATCTTAGAATAACAAATATTATCCCACATAATAAAACTTCCAATATCAGTAATCCCATGATTATATGCTTTTGAACAACTCAATAAGTTTATATTATATGTGATTGGCATTCTATTTTCATAAATAATATTATTATTCAGTATCAAATAATGTGTATCATCGCCTTTAATCATATTTAATTTATTATTTATATTAGGATTTACTTTCCCTACAAAATAATTATTATCTGTCAAAATTATACCATTTTTCCAATTATTTGTTTCTTTTAAATAAATATTAGTTACAGTTTTATGCAACGCATTGTATCCGCCTCTAATTAAAAAAGACATAATATAACTTAGAATAATAAATTATATTATAGGGTTGTTCTTAAATAGTTGTTGTTAAATAGTTGTTATTAATATTATAATATGATTTATATATTCAATTCAATAATCGTTGAGAAAAAAAATCATCAAATTCATTGTAATTAACGATATTAAAATCTATATAATTATAAAAATTTTCTTTACTAAAATCATAATTTTTTATATTATATCTAAGATCAATATCATAGATAAACAATTTTCTATTCTCATAAATAATCCCATTATTCACCATTAACATATTTATATCATCATATTTAACAATTTCAATCACATTATCACGTGACGAATCAATCTTAAAATTAACACCATTTATCATAACTGCCCCATTTTTCCATATATTTGTTTTTTTTAATGAAACATTAATAACATGACGATAAAACGAATCATAACCACCTCTTAATGCGAACGACATTCTGATGTTTTATATTAATATAGTATATCATTATTTTTTTAATATATAATAATTAATATTATAATATATTAATATAGTCACATGTCTGCATTATTCAAATATTTATTAAAATATGAAGAATCGTGGTGTAAAAAAATGGGGTATTTTAATCCGTATATAGATAAATTTACGACACATCTTACTAATAAAATGCCTTTTTATGATGGAGAATGTTATAAGAGATACCCGCGGTTTAAACAGGTATATGATAAATTGTGGGTTGTAAAAAGTCAAGGTTTAATTGGCGGGCGTTTAGAAAAATTAAAAGGGAAAGAAGATAAAGTAGTTTATCCTATTTTTATTAAACCGCGCTGGGGACATTTATCAGCCTGTTCAAAAAATTGTTTTAAAGTTACATGTGCAGATGATCTTACAAAATACATTGATTATAAAGACATGATGTGGTCTGAATTTATTGACGCCAGCGAAGTTATGACTGATTTTATTATGTTAAATGGTAAAATTGTTCATCAAATTACTTATACTTATTCCGAAAAACAAAATGGGTTTAGTGACGATTGGAAAATTATTTCTCCCGATACTAAACCACCAAGCAATATATCCGAATGGGTTAAGCACCATATGACTGATTATACAGGCGTTGTCAATATACAATATCGTGATGCAAAAATTATTGAGGTCAGTTTACGATTAGCTCGAGGCGGTGCTTATTTACTTAGTACAAAAAATAAACCATTAATTACAAATGTTAATAACATTTTTAATAAAAAAGAATGGAACTACAATTTGACGAAAGAAATGAGGTTCAAGCCTTTTTATGTGTATAAATGTTTTACATCTCTCCCCATAGTTTCCCTCTTCCCCCAAAAATTAATTGATTTGTTTGTAGAAAAACATACAAGGTTCCCTTTTTATGAATATTATTTTGAGCCCGTTGGTACAACGGGTATGGTGTTTTTTCAATTTATGGACGATGATTTTGATCGCGGAATGCAAACAAAAAAACAAATTGAAAAAATATTTAATATAGCGCAAATAATAATGTATATACTATTGGCTTTATCTATTTTCCTTATTGGATTTACCGATTGGTCATATCGCACTATTTTTCTTTTATGCGTAATTCTCATATTTATGACACGCCTGTTCAATCCCATTAGTGTAAATTATAGATTATACAAGGCTCAAAAACAATCGATTTTTAAAGAAGGACCTACAAAAGACACGGCTGATGATATTGAACCGTTTGATAACCCGTAAAGATTAATTAATTTTCTCTAAAATAGTTAAACCGTTATTATTAGTGAATCTTTCTTTAATTTTCCAATTACTATTATTTTCTAAAAATTCTGTAACTGCAGGCCACAATCCAATAGTTATTTCATTTTCAGGAAATCCTGATTCTAACGATTGTTGTTTTGCATTCATATTACATCTGATTGTTTCTCCATAATATTCATCAACAGTTGTATCATGCATTATTATATATTTATTTGTTACCTTTGAAAATTTCTGTAATTCTCTTTTTAATTGGCCATAAACATGCCAAGTATCTATAAAAGTTAAATCAACATTATTTGTTATTTCTAGGTCTAAATCATTTATCCATTTATAGTCAATATCTATTTTTAAACCTTTGGAGCTAGATAATAATTCATTTATATTACACTCACTAATATCATTTAACAATATTTTTTTATTATTACTATTATTATTTAATAGACCATATACAAAAGCGAAACTAGATATAACACCTCTAACACCTAATTCAATAATACTTTCACATTCTGTTGCATACTTATAAAGAGTAGGTAAATGTTCATTTATATCACTCTTAGCATTACATAAAATTTCATATTTTGTTTTTATATTTTCCATAGTATATATTTACCTTTACTTTTTATATTTAAATAATATAATAATATATTTATTATTATATTATATTATTTAAAGCGACATTTAAAATCATCGATTGTTTACACCACACACTTAAAAATTACGAATGCGTAAAAACTCCTTACGCACACACTCAAAATCATCAGTTGACCGAAAAATATTAATAATATCAGCACTCGTATATTTATTGTCAATTTCTTTCGAAATATCTTCAACTGGCACAGAAATATCCCAGAATTTTTCTATCATTTTTGCTACATCGTAAGACGAGCATTTTTTAAAATGTAGCTTGATATCAATACGTCCTGGTCTTATAAGAGCCTTATCCAATACCTCTACCCTATTGGTCGTCATAATAATAATACGACCGCAGCATTCATTAATTCCATCCAGCATATTTAATAAACAAGAGAGATTTTTATTTTTATTTTCATTTGTCATTTTTAAAAATGATGATAAAACCGATACTTCGTTTCCAGAATTATCATGCGGGAGGACGAGTGAAGGAGCAGGCACTTGTGGTATAGGCACAACTGTTTTTGTTGTCGTTGGTCGTTCTTTCACCACTTCTCCCAATGCGTCAATATCTTCAAATATGATAATGCGTTGATCTTGGGGGATAATATGCGTATCATCCAGTTCTTCGCTATAAATAATATGTTGTAAATCAGTGAAATCCATTCCATCGTTTAATTTAATATCAATCCCGTGCCGGTTTGTATAATTCATCAACTGTTTAATAAACCGCGTTTTGCCGCAGCCAGGTTCACCATACAACAGAATACCAAGATTATAAGGAATACCTTTTTTCATATACCATTCTTTATTATTCAAGAAAAAATCTATTTTTTGCATAACCGTTTCCATCTCTTGAAAATAACTGTTTTGAAAAGTAATGGCCGATTCCCAAGGTACCGATTCAATGAATATGGAATTATTTCCCCTCTTATTTTTATTCGTGTTTTCATTATTCTTTCCATTGCGTGCTGTAATAAATAGCTGTTTATCGATAGATGTATGACGCAAATGATCCTTATATTCTTTTACTTTTTCATCAACCCATTTTTGCAAGGCTTCCAAAGATAAAGTATAAGAATATACTACCAGAGTATTCACCTCTACAAAATCACTATGTTGCGCACTTCGATGTTTTTCTTTTTTACCGCTTTTAATAACACCACGAATTTCGTCCGTCAATTTAAATTCTTTGCGCTGTTCGACCAAATAGGCACTTCGGGTTTCATTTTCATTATCCCAATCAAAATCGGCATCTTCTTTTAAACGATACACTGTATCATTCTTTTTAGTTAAAAAAAACATAATCGCTTTAAATTTATTTGTTCGCGCGTTCGCCTCATTGCTGATGACAATACTTTTTTTATTATGTTCGCTCCAACTGATATATATGTCCCGCAAATAATCTATATCCGATGTGTAAAACATGAAAATAATAAAGGCTAATAGTGTAAAATCAAATAAAATGATACCAGTTTTCAAAGATTCAATAATACTGGATGCTTGTCCCATGACAATAGGTATAATAAAGTATTCAGGTGACATTTTTGTTTAGCGGATTATACCTTAGCGTTATATTATAGAGAGAATTAATTTTAAATCTATTTAGAATTAATATTTCATTTTTCATTTTTCAATTACGATTTTTTTGGATGAAATTACATTTTCCCGTATGCTGTTTGTCGCCACTAACATTATCAGCATCAGTATCATCAAAATTAAAAGTATCATATACTATTAAAGATATAATTAGGTTTAATTCTTTTTTGAATTACTTGATAATATTAATTCGTTTCTGCATGTATTATAATAGTTCATCTCATATTTTATTTTATTTTATTTTACAAAGGTTGATTAAACAACCGATTCATATTCATCACTTCCGGCTTCTCTTCTTCATGATGAAACAATTTATGAATTAAACTATTCGCGCGGAACCGAATGCTATATTCTTGTTGGAGTTTATTGCGTCCAATACGACCCATCGTTTGAATACATTTTTCTTGGCTCATACTAGCCAAATCATTCCCAATATAGCCATGACAGAACTGATAATTCGTGCCATAAATATAATCCGTTGACGCAATAATCATAAACAGTTTATGTTCTTGCGCCAATTTTTTCATAATTTCCGTATAGCGGACGCTTTTGTGTTCCGAAAACACACCAATACCCATCAGCAACAAGAGTTTCCAATAATCTTCTACATCCGGAATCCGCATAATTTGTTCAACGGTGTCTTCCGAAATAGCACAAGTAAACGCATTCGTAATATTGCCAGGATTCATTTTCGCTGCATATTTATACAAATGGTCGCGCGTATTCGGCACATAAGTCGGATTTAAAACAATCGTCTGCATACTTTCACGCAATACGGATAATTTTTGTTTTTTAACTTTCATCTCTGGCGAGAGCTTATCGTCTCCGTTATTTTTATCTTTTTTGTCGCCGCTGGTCGTATTGGATTTACTTGCCACAGCGTCTTCCAAATCTTTTTCCAGATCTTTAATTTGCCCGTTAAGATTCCGATTAAAATGAATTTTCTCCATAATATCTTTCGTTACTCGTTCAGGGATTTTGGCATTTTGGATATAAAATTGTGCGATTTTATTAATGTCATCGGCTAGAAAGATAGTCGGTCCATCTGTTAGCGTATATGCGTCAGTTGTAGTGACATTCACATTTGATTCGTGTATCTTTTTCCTACTCGCAGTAAGGGCCTGATAAATCGCCGGATAACTTTCTGTTTTAATGTTTCCGAGCAAATCCAAGTAGAATAGTTTGATGGATGCCATATCTAACGCATCCATATCAGGGAAATAATTACTAATTTGGTAGCGATCGTTTTTCAGTTCTATCTTATTGTCTGTATTACTATGTACATGCATAATAAACCGCACCGCTTCGCGCAAATCAATATAACGCAATAAGGTTTTATATTGTTTACAATGATCCACGACTTCCATCATTTTGTCATACTCCTCGTGCAGATAATGCGGCATTTCAACATAGCCTTCACGATTAATAAGCGGTATTGTTTTCTTACAGTCATAGCTTATGATTTCATGCACTTCTACGCCGTCAAATCGCGAGCAGAAATCAGAAATGGTTTCAGTAATTTCTGTTTGTTGGGGTAGAGTGGCCGAGGAAAGAACCATATTCGGAATGAGATTTTCCGTCCAATTTTTATGAATAATCGCATGCAAATCATGATTTTCATAATCCATCGTAATTGTCGGCTCGTCCCAATAGGTAATAATTTTGTGTTTGTTATTAAAAGCCAACATATAAAGCATAGCCGGTAAATAGGACTGTACATCACAAATCATTATTTCGACCTTCTCGCCCTGCGAATTGTCGACTTTTCCAATCCCTCCACTTTTACTGTGTTTTGTATATTCCTTCGCAGCATAGTAATGCAGGCGTATATCCTCGGCGTCATTACAACCAAATGCAAAGGCTATTTTTTTATGAATAGAAATGGCTGCTTTGGCAAGCGACAATCCGACATGTCGGGCCGCACACACGAAAATAACGCGATAATTTGCGGCTAAGCCAAGCGGTGACATGGTTTTCCCCGTTCCAGTTGGCGCAATATAAAGCACCAATTTTGGATTTGGTTGTTTGCAAATCGAAAAGAGCTGTTTTTGATGGTCGTATAAGGTTTCGTCGGCATAACGAAGCAAATAATCATTTTTCTCAATTAAGTAATAGCTTTGTTCCACCATCAACTGCATTAACTCATGCGATGGTATATTTTCGATAGTATCATGAACAATTGTTGTAATTTGCCGCCGCAATTCAACATTTACCGTTTCAATATTGTATTTCAACAATTTATGGATAGTGTAAAGATAAAATAACCAATTTTTACCATCATTTGTAGATGACGCAGATGTTGAGGTTTTGCTTTTATTATTTTTCGGTTTGTTATTGCTTGCTTTTCGCTCCATCATTTTTTCCATTAAATCAATTAGAATAAATTCAAAAATTTGTTGTTTTTGTTCATCAATATGTTTTGTGGTATTTTCCATACGAATAATATCTGCTTTTTTCATAACAAATTTTGTCTTTTTTTGTACAGCTTTTTCCAATGGTAGATTCACTCCATATTTCTTACACAAATCCGTAATTTTTTTTTTGAAATAATTTATATAAATATACTCATCAAATTGAGCCGGATTTGTAATTTTCATATATTGAGCGATTGAAGCCGTATAATTCCGAGATATATTTACATTGGCAAACCCATCGGCAATTAACTTCAAAATATGTTTTTCGGCATCATTGCAAGGGACCTCAATACCTTCCCATTCTTCTTTAGATAGCTTGCTTTGTTTTGTAATAAAATTCATTTTTTGCTCGGTCACGACTATAGTGTATGTTATAATTATAATTTAAGCTTTATTTCAATTTTATAGTATATTAAAAAAATAATATACTATAAAATTGAAATAAAAACAAAGGAATAATATTATTTATATATTACATAATCTATAAAATGGATAATGAAACTACGCCTATTATTGTATCGATTGAGGGTAATATTGGCTCAGGTAAGTCTACTTTATTAACCGAATTACAGAATAAATATGGCGAAGATACTTCTATTTGTTTTATCCAAGAACCGGTTGATGTATGGAATACAGTACAGGATGAAAATGGCGTTTCTATTTTGGAAAAATACTATGCCGACCAAAAAAGATACGCTTTTCCTTTTCAAATGATGGCTTATATTTCGCGTATTTCAATCATTCGCGATGCTCTTAAACAAAATTATAAAGTTATTGTTCTTGAACGCAGTGTATTTACTGATGCGGCTGTTTTTGCAAAAATGCTGTTTGATGATAAGAAAATTGAGGAAATTGAATACAAAATCTACATGAAATGGATAAATGAATTTAGTAAAGATATTCCGCCTATTAAATTTATATATGTACGAGCGGATCCCGAAATTTCCTTTCAGCGTATTTTACAACGCGGCCGCCATGGCGAGATTATTCCCATTGAATATTTACAAAATTGCCACAAATACCATGATAAATGGCTGCTGTCAAATAATCCTAACCCCATGTTGGTATTAGACGCAAATAAGGATATAACTAAGGATAAGGTTATCTTGGACATATGGCTGAATGATATTCATCGGTTTATATAT